CAAAGATATACTTAAACCCTGCTAGGTTTTTGTTGGTGCTGTCGTAGATATATTTGACAGGGTTGTATGCTGGAGTGAGTCGCTGAGGTGCAGCCTTTAATGTCATTGCCATACCTATATTATTCTATGCAAGCAAAGTGTTTCTAAAATGCATAGTAGCTATCATCCGTATAGTACTCCTGTCGGATGTGAGTAGTGGCATACCTGATTGCATCCATGGCATCATCCCACATCTTGACCGGCTCATCAGTGATCATGTCCCCTACTTTTTTCCACTTGTAGTTTTCATACTCTTTCTTGATGGCCTTATCATCCTGGCATAGGACTCCGAATGTCTTAATGTTGTCAATCCCTTTCTTAACCACCTTGTTTGCGTTCTGCACATCATACCCTGCATTGTTGAGCTCGGCAATAATCTCAGGCCTTGCATAATCTGCTACTATGGTTACTGTCTTTTCCACGTTGAAGCTTTGCATCTTATCTATGAGCATTGGAGTAGTTAGGTAGCTTTCATATATCACAGGCTCAATGTATATGTCGTTGTCACACCAATAGACACGCATGAGTGCTGTGGGGTGATTGTATCCAAAGTCTAAGCCATACACGTAGTTGACAAACCTAGCAGGTCTATGTGGTATGAATGACCAATTGCTATAGATATTACTCTTGCTGATTGCTTTCTCACCTAGGGCATAGATTTGATATAGTGCCTCATCCGTTCTCTTTAGATCCTCAATCTGAGTCCTAATGCTCTGAGGTAGGAATGGGTTGTCTTTGTACGTTGACTTGATGAGTATGCTTTCCTCCTGAGGTAGCTCATACAGCCATGAGGTTGACTCACTTGGGTTGTAGTCAAAGATTAGCTTAGACTCCGTTCTCATGTTCAGCTGAGTGAAATCATCAAAGTACAGCTCATTGGCTTCGTTACACCAAGCTATGTCTCTTTTCCTACCCCTTATCTTTTGCTCATCATCCACACTAAAGAACTCCACTATGCTACCATTAGGGAACGTGTAGATGTGCTCACTCTTATTGTGGTCCTCCACTGAATAGATGTTAAGTTCCTTGAGTATCTCAATGAAGTCTCTTAGTACTGTAGCCCTCAAAGCAGGGAATGTCTTTCTAATGATAGATACTACCTTGTTGTTGTTCTGCAGGCAGTAGATGATAACTAACTGACAAAGGCTGTAGGTCTTAGATGAACGGGAGCCACCCTCATTGATTACAAACCTAATGCCCTGGTCATTGAGTGCCTCATAGTTTTTCTCAAATATGACTGTGCTCTTTATCTCCATTAGCTATTTGGTATGCATTCATTAACATAGCCATCTGCCTGCCATCGGTAGCTACTGCCCTCCTATCTATCCTAACCTGTACCCCTTTCATCCTGTAGATGTAGTCCTCCACCACTGCACACATGAACTCAATCTGCATCCGGTCTCACAATGGTTACCTTGATGCTGTCTATCTTTTCTCCCTTGGTTGTAGTGTCAACCCGTTCGGTTAGGTTGTTCAATCTCTGAGTGATGGATGCATTGTACTGCCCGGTCATGCCTCCCTCAATTTGGTCCATGCGAATTGCCTCCTCTATACGCGAGCAGATTGTGGCATATTCAGAATATCTATCTCCCTTGTTACAAAAATAATCATTCACTGTTTGCCCTTTCTCAGCAGCAAAAGTCCTAAAACCCACCTGAGTAAGAGGTCTTTCTAATGGCACTGCTGTAGCCTCACCTGTCTTAGTAGATAGTGAATAGCTATATCTAGGGTTTTCCTTACACCAACGTTTGTAGGCCTCAAATAGATCCCACATTGCTTCAGGTGTTTCTATGTGTTTTGGTCTCATTTATCTATTTCTTTAAGTTTACGTTGTGCCCATTCAATGCCCTCATCACCTCCCCAGGCTAACCACATTAATCTACCACATCCATCTCCTAACTCTTTCTGTGAGTTCTGCCTATGACGTTCAAAGCCTGCCATGCGAGCTATGGTATCACGTGTGATATTCTCCCCATTAGCTAGCTGATTAGCTCTAGCCTTACCCACAGCAGTACCACAATCACCCCATCCATTCTCTTCAGCCCATCTGATTGCTATCTTAGCATTCTCAGTAGCTTGTTTTGGATAGTCGTTGTAGCTGTCTACAAACTCAAGATATTTACTCAGAGGGTGCATCAGGCTCTACCCCTTTGAATTTCTTACTCTTTGGCTCTACCTCTTCAAAGATATGGCCTATACCTTTCTCAATCCAGAACTCAGCTTCATTAGCTGTATCCTCAGCAATGGTGAAAGATACCTCTCTCCCATTTAGATATACGGTAATGTACTTACCGATATATTCACTCTTTACTTTCTTGTTCATATTCGTATTCTTGTGTAAATAACCATGCATAGTATAATACAATCCATAGGCCAAAGGCTTTCATTGCCATTGTAGTGTTCTCCCTGACTAGAAAGAATGCACCGGTTAATGCAGTGAATGTAGCTAGTATGCTAATTATTTGAGATAGTCTCATACCTATATTGTAAGTTACGCAAATTTTGTTTAATTTCAGTTATCAGGTAGTGAGCTGAGGTAACCGGTATCCCGAAGTACTTAGCCATCCCTCTAGCTGTAGTGTATCCCTTGTCTATGTATGCCTCAAATACTATCCTATGCACGTTATCACTTATTTGTGATCTGTATATCTCAATCATCCCCTTGTGAGTGCTGTATATCTTATCCTCAAGTATCTTATCTCGTAGGTCCTGCTCATCATCTACCTGCTCACTTGGCTTATATTCCATTGAAGTTATCCTATCATCCCTATGGCTCAGTGATGTGTTCCATAGTATCTGATACTTGATGGTGTTTAGCAGGTAACTTTTCACCTGGTCTTCGGTATCAGCATCCTCATTGATGGTTAACACATGCAGGTAACTGTTGTTTATGACCGTATCTGCCTCAATCTTACTCCCTAGCTTAGTTAGAAAGTACAGCGTGTAAGCCCTTACCTCATGGTAATGGTTATTGATGTACCTGTCTAAGAGCTTTTTCATACCATACCATAAAATCTTTGTACCATACCTTTCGCCTGACCGATGCACAAAAGCATTCCCTAGGCTGTGGACCATCGTACTTCATCCTAATCTTGTACAGCTGAACACAGGAGTGCTTAGAGTACTTAATAGCATCCGCAGTAGCATCTATCTTATCTACTGTATCTATGTCAGTTTGTTCAAACATAATTCTAAAATGTATGCACCCAGTGCTGCTTGACATGCAAGGATAAAATCTTGATGCCATGCCAATGTAAGCCAAAAGGCCACACACTTACTACAGCTCAATGCATCTAGTAGTTGTATGGCCCATGTGCCAGGTATAAAGGACATGTAAATCCTAGTAATAGTTGCCTGCAGTGGTTCAAAATTGCACCACCACCAAGCTATAGGTATGATAAGTAAGAGTTCCATTTAGACAAATATACTCTAAAAAAGCTATCGTAAATCTCAGTGGTAACATTCCTACCCTGCATGAAGCGGTATAGCTTAGCATAATTCACCCCCATGTCCTCAGATAGATGGGTTAGCTTATATCTCTTGGATAGCTTGCCACGTATCTCTCTACGCATCCAATCAGATAGCTGTTGGTCCTCAGAAAGGTAAATCGTCAGTGCTCTCATCGGTAGTGTCAAAAGTTTTTCTTAATTTATCAACAGCACTGTTCTCTATCTTTGAACTTAGGCTCATGGTCCAAGCTTCAATAGAGTTGAAGTACTTGATTGTACCATCCTGTGCCTCCCATCTGCGACCTCTAAGGTTGTATTGCACCTCTACTACTTCACCTGTTTTAAGGTTGTTTGCTAGATCGCATTTGTCCTGGGTTAATTGGAATGTAACATACTGAGGATACTCATCCTGGCTCTTTAGAGTTATCTCTCTTTTCTTAAATTTGTCTGATACAGACGTTGTTGGGGTAACGAATACCACCTCTCCTTTGAATTTACTCATGGTTGTTTATGTATTTGATGTAATTAATTGTGCTAATCCACCCCCACACTATTGCAGGGGCTAATAAAATTGATGCTAATATAATCATTGTATTAAAGTTATTACTATTACTGTTCCTACTATGTACCCTAAGCTCAGTGCAACTGCATTGAACACTCTTTCATTCCAATTGGTAGCCTCAATCATGTAGCCTAGGAATGGAAGCCCTAAGAATGGCCCAATGGCTGCAAAGAATATCATACCAGGTGCATTGCCCTCGGACACAAATCTAATGTAGAATGTAGAGCATATCTCTATGACTAGAGCTGATAAGAAAATTATAGGGTATCTCATTTGTCTAGGTTTACTTCGTTATCATTTAAGCTACTGATTAGGAAGTCCTGTATCTTCTCCACTATCTCATATTGCTGTTCAGGTAGGTCTCCATACTTCAACATACTACGGAGCTCTGCTTTGAGCTCCCATAGTACATTTAGCATATCCTGGCCTTTGATGGCACAGTAGTGTTCTGCCTGATCATCAGGTAGGTTAAATTCAAGTGTTGCTTTCATAGTTTATATGTTTCGTTAAATCAGCCAAATGTGATTAAAAAATACCAGTTTTGGCTTAGAATAACCGTTCTTTAATCACCGGTAACTCAGGACCATAAAGCTGCTCAGTGAGCTCATCAGCGTATTGCCTTGCAGCATTAGCCACATACTCACATGGGTTTTTAATCAGCTCATCCCGGTAGTGTCCTGATGCAGCTAGTAGGCTTTGAAATGCAGCTAATACTGCTGCCTCAAAAAATTCTTCTCTTGTTTTCATTATTTATTGTTTAATTGGGTTAGTACTTCGTTGTAAAATTCAGTGGCTAGGATTAATCTCTCAGCCATTTGTATCTCAATCTCTTTATCTCTTTCAAAGGTGATGGATGTGATACGCTTTTCAGGTGCAATGTGCTCCACATAGTGCAGTGCTCCATTCTCATACTCCCACAATAGTTCAGGTGCAGTAGTTACCATGACATAGCACAGCTCAAATGATGGCATGTCATACAGCCACATGTAGGCTCTTCCCTGCCATTCATAGTCGGATAAGTCCTTGAGCTCGTATGTAGTAGCAGGGAACGTATCTAAGGACCATGAGGTCTTAATATCTATGATACTTGTCTCAGTGATGATATCACAGCATCCGGATAACCACTCATTCTCTACCCTGTCCTCGTTCTTTTTGTAGTCCTCTAGCCTAACCAGGTTAAGTAGGTCAATACTATCCTGTTCCTGAGTTAATCCTTTGATTATATACTTGCTGTTCAGCTCACTCCTGTACTCAAAGAAATCCTCTTTAGCTTTCTGAATAATGTAGCTCTTAGCTGTTTGGCTCAATGCCTCCCCCTTAGTACGGGAGGAGGTCATTAGCTTACCTAGTGATGATGCTCTAAATTTCATAGCTGTGCCTCCTGTTCTTTAGTTAGGTTGTACATCTCTTTAATCTGCTCAGGAGTGAACTTACCTGCTTTCACAGCACCAAGTGCCTTATCCCATCTTTCACCATCTAATGTAGGCTTTGCCTTAGGAGCTTTGCTTGCAGTCTCACCATCATCATCCACTGCTTGCAGGGATAGTAAACTAACTAGCGTATATCTACGGAAGTAAGTAACTGCACTACCTAGCTTCTGTGCATCTGTAATGGGAGGCAATGTCATGAATGATTCAAATCTATCCCCATTCTCAATGTCAATGATGGTGGTATATACCTTATCATCCTTAATAGGCTGTATCAGTAACAGTCCACAGTCTAATAAGATAGGCTCTACCGTATCAATGATGCTGTTAATATCAGCGTATGAACGCTTAAAATGTGGGTTAGTGGCATTCTTAATGACCTTACCCATTGACTGCTTAGCACAGTGCAATTTTTGAAAGATGTTTAGTGCTGTTTTTGGCTCTTCAGCTTGAGCTGTTTTCCTTGTTGTCATAATTTTAAGGTGTTAATTTCTACAAATATACAAATTAATTGCACTTATTTACAAAATCATTAAAAAATTCCACAAAACTATCAAAGTCTTTTGCTATGTAATAGGTGCCTCCTGCCTTTTCAATGTTCTCCTGGTATCTCTTTTGAGCCTCAGACTGCCTATCCTTACCAATCTTGACCTCAATCTTAACTGACCGCCCCTTAATGGTAGCAGATATATCGGCACTCCCTGCTGTAGATGTGCCCTTGGTCCATGTGACCCCAATCACCTTGCCTGCTGTAGTCTTTTTTTCTCTTGCTGTACCCATTGTATTAATGCGTTCAGCCTGATATCCTTGGTAGTTAATAAAATCGCAGATTGCCTTAGTCAATCCGTTTGCTGTTGAGTCTTTGTACATGGTTTTTGGTATATAGTCTTGTGGGTAATTAGGATGAGTAATAGCATAGCGTTGAAGCTTGAGCTCATGGAGCATTTCCTTATATTCTTTTTTCATTAGAATAGTTTTTGTTGTGCCATGTGGTTATTTAATCTTTCCATAGCCTTGTCAAAGTATTCTTTATCAAGCTCGCACGCTGTAAGGTCAAATTTATAATCGTGGCACGCTATTGCTATACTTCCTGAGCCTAGATGGGTGTCAAGTATCTTGTCGCCTTGCTTTGCGTACTTGTGCAGTAGCCATTTATAAAGTGCTACGGGTTTTTGTGTGGGGTGTATTCTTTGAACATTTGCGTTTTGAGGTCTTTTGTAAAATGTTTTTGCTGATAAATTAAATGAAGTCCAAGCAAACTCACAACTTGAAAAACTAACATCTTCAGGCTGTTGTTTATCCCATATTAAAAAACACCTTGTAGGAGGTAAATAAAAATAATTACCACCCCAAATAATTTGATTTTGTGAAACACGAAATAATTGCTTAAAGTATGTATCATTTGGAATATCACTATCCCATTTTTTACCTTTACCCCCATAGTGTCCTAATCTTCCACTTGAATTTATATCTATCCCATAAGGAGGGTCAACTATTGCCAAGTCAAAATACTTATCAGGGTATCGAGCCATTAGCTCCATGTTATCTTCATTTGTTATCTGTATCATGATTAATCTTGTTTAGTTAGTTCAAAATATCTACCATGTTGGTCTTTGTTTTTAGTGAATTTATATCCTTTGTAAGTTGCATAGGCTTGCACCCATTTAAGGTACTTCCTGCTGTCAATATCTTTGAAGCCATTGGTATCAGCTTGAAATGACTCAATGCTGCTCTTATTGTAGTGTCTTACATCCAATGAGATATTCCCATCCATGACATAGTCATAAAACTCCTTGCAGGTGTTTTGAATGAACCTCTTAGCATTAGCATTGATGGATACACTCCTAACCAATCCATTCTGGAGGTACATTTGCAGGTTAGATAGCATGTAGTTATCAAATGCACTCCATTCATCTGTACTCCACTCATCAAACAATAGTTTACCATACTCATCCTGTGGGTTACGTTGGCTATTGAAGTACTGAAAGAACTCTATTTCATGCCTCCTACGGTCATGTGAGGTACCTGCCCCACTGATAACATAGTTGGTAGTGATAACTATCTTAGGTGAACGTTCAAATGGGATGTAGATCTCATCCTTATTCTTTCGGTTGACCGGTATACCCTCAGTGATTAGGGAGAACAGCTGTTCAAAGTCAAAGTGCTTTTTCACATCATCAAATGCTAGCACCTGAGTATCCATATTTACACGTTGGTACACAAAGTCATTCTTACTTGGGTTGTATGCCTTACCATCTATCTTGATTATTTTGCGGATATTGCCGATGGCTGTCAACATCAAGCTCTTACCACTACCTCCATTAGGGTTATCATCAATCTCTTGGTCATTAAAGATTATTGCTTTTTGGTCAGTCTTATCTTTGAACGTATGGATGAGGTAGCCAAGGGTTGACTCCATTGCTTTGATACGTTGCTCATCCTGGGCAGATACCTTATGTACAAAATCTTGGAAATTATTATCGTGAATCGCGATTCGGGTATAATTTCTTTTAATGATTTGTTCCCTCCAAATGTACCCATCAATATCAATGTAGCTCATGAGCTCCACCTTGTCCTTGGATACCTTGGCCACTCCGTTAAGGAATGGGATGTAAGATGAGTAGCGATCATCCTGCAGGATACGCATATCAATGGACTCTAGCATGTTAAGGTGTGACTCGGTGAACAGCTGAGCACTCTTAGCACAGTGATTGTAGATATCAAGTTCACCTTTGGCTAGGCAGTACTTCAGTACAAAGTCCTTGATTAACTCCACTGAGCTTTCACTAACTTTGTTTTCCTCAATGTACACATAGGTAGGCTTGTTACTCCGTTCCGGATAGTACTTAGCAAAGCCATGTTTTTGCAGAAACTTAGCATAGTCATGCGGCACGATAGTAATTTTCTTGCCATCTGCTTGCCAGAACACATCATCTGAGTTCTGCACCTCCTCTTTTACTGACTCAATGATTGAGCTGCTAACTCCTAGCTGTTTTTGGATGTCCTCATCCTTAAGGCCCTCCTTTAGTTTTAGTTTGACCTTGTTAACGGTGTATGTATCCTCAAAGTACTTAGTGTTAAAATTGCTTGATTTATAGGCATTGATAACAGTATAGTTTATTTCACTCGCTGTAAAGTCCTCCTGTGCATATTGTAACAGGTAATTCTTAGCGGCATACTGATCAACCCCATACTCTGCCATGCAGCAGGCTACCTTAAAGGTCCAATTGTTCCTGCCCTGTTCAAAGACTCCATGGTTAAACTTCATGATTAGCTCAATAATTCTATCTTCATTAGCAATGGGGAGCACTGCTATCTTTTCAGCTTTGTGGTATCCCTTATCCTCGGTGATACCTTGGAACACCTCGCAGAACTCATTGAGGTAGGCCTCAGGGTCATAGCTTTCAAAGCATACCCTTGACACATTGCTGTTAGCTACGTCAAAATAATCACTTTGGATGTATTCCTTGTATGCTTCAAATCTCCGTTTGTGCTCAAACTTGTTGCTTTCAGGTGTACGGATAACTACCTTAAGTCCATTTCCTGAGGGTGAAGTGAACATCATGTACACATAGGGGCATTCCTTAAGCCTGTTCCGTTCAGCTTTCAATGTCTTAGCATCCGGATACTTATCAAAGTCTAGGACACACAATCCTGAGTGTTGGATTAGTCCATCATCCTTGCGTTCAGAGAATGTGCCGTTAAACATGATTGCCATGAGTTGCATCTTGCTGTCACTGTCTCCAGCACGCAGTTTCTTAATCTTACTAATTAGCTCGGGGTTACCTTGCTTAATTCTGTTGTACACTTCTATTGCCTCAAGTGTGAAAGGTGTTTCTTTGGAGTTAAACAAGCTCCTGAAAACTGATATTTTTGGGTTATACATGGTTGTAAATATAATTAATGACGATAAATTGACAATTTATGACGATAAAATAAAATCATCGTCATGGATATAAACCAATGCAGGCTTATGTTTCAGTGATTTCATGACGATATGACGATAAATTTTCCAAAGTACAAACTTTTTTAATGCTCTATTTTTTAAGGACCCTATATAAGAGAACTGTCACATCGTCATACGGTCATAAAAAAGAGGAGCCGAAGCCCCTCCTTAGTATTAACCCTTAAAAAATTATGATAGCTCAAATGTAGATACAATCTCATTCTTAGTCATTCTTTCTTGAAAACTTTTTAATAATTTAGTAGGGAAGTTACCTGTGATTGTGACCCTAGTTTCTTCGTCATCTATTGGCATAACATCGACATCAAAGATATTAATGTCTGCCCTCTTTGGTCTGATGAGTTCTGGAATGGGGTATATCATTTTAAGGTAGTTTTGGTCTTTTCTATGGTACCAATACTTGTGCTCCTGTATCCCATGCACCACCGTACTATGATCGCGGTTGAAGTACTGACCAATCATTGTAGTGGTCATATGCCTGTTCTCATACATATAGTTGTACAGGTAGTACCTCTTGCTTACTATCTCCTGCTTTCTGCTAGGAGTGTCTAGCTGATATGCCCTAATGATATCTACTATATCCTCATTCAGGACTTGGCTAAGTTTTAATAGTTCCTCATTCATATCTCTTGAATTTTATAGCCCCATCGCAGGTACTGCTCTAAGGTCTCAGGTTGTTCATTCTCTTTATAAGCAAAGTTGAGCTGCCATAAAAAGCCTTTCTCATCCATCCCCATGTAGCACCATGTGCCACCCTCTGGCTCTACTTTATCTTCAAGCCACATTCTATAGTACTTTGTGTATTTCATTTTTTCTCAATAAAGTATTTGTAATAAATATCTCGTTTTACAGTGTACTCTAGCTTTTCAAATAGCTTAAAGTATCGGTACACTGTTCTTTCACTTGTATCTAAGTACCTGGATATTGCCATCACTGTTCTCGGTTTTTCCTGCAGCATAGCTAATAGCCTTAGTACCCTATATATTTTGTGTTGGTTCATTAGTCTAATCTTTTAGGGTCATTAACTCCTTTGAATAGGTTGCTTGTAGTAGCTATCATGCCGGTAGCTTTCATAAAGTCAACCTCAGCCTTAGCACTGTTTATCACTGAGTTAGACAGGTTAGAAATTGCCTGAGCCTTTTCTACCTCAGTAGATAGTTGTTCAGGTGTTAGCTCATCATCATTTAATCTCTCTAGAGCTGCAAAGAGGTGATCTCTAAGATCGTTCATTCCGTTTCTTGCCATTGTTTATTGTTTTATTAAGTTTACTTTTTAATTTCATGACCTGCTGTAGCTCCATTGGGAACCTTTGGATGCTGTTCCTAGTCATGTTTTTGTTCATTGGTATGCACTCCAGGTTGCTCAGCTCTAAGTTCATGGTGTTGCCATCAATAAACCTAACTATGTGCTTAGGAGGGATTGGTCCATTAGCCTGCTCCCACATCAACCGGTGCGTTAATACCCATACGCTATCTGCTAATTTTGTGTACTGATACAATCTACCTGCTGTATCTTTACGGATGCTAGTTGCATTGGCCTCCCTAGTATTGAATGGCTTATTGCCTTTCTTAAACATGGTAGCAGCTGCATTTGTTTGCAGTAGGTTAGGACATTTCATGCCTTTGTTGAATGGAACATGACCTTTCGCATACCTGGTATTCTTACCTGCGTTTAATATCAGGGATCTATTGATTGCTTTCTTTGTCTTAGGGTCTTTCTTTATCCCTCTTTTGTACGTTCTATTGTACACTTGGGATGCAGTCAACCCTAGGTACTCACCTAACATCTTAGTAGGGATGTATGGGTATAGTATTTCTAGTATCTTATCTTGTCGCATACTTTCTCAATTACAAAGTGTCCGTAAATATGAGTTCCTGCTGCCCTGAACTGTTGGAGTTTCCAATGGCAGAGTGCTTTGGTAGGGAACTCATAGCTTTCTGCGAGCCTGCTTTCATAGAAGTATAGTAATCTGTACATGTGTTTTTGCATTTTAAGTATTCTAAATATAGGGAGGTATTAAAGGAGCCCCCCTTATCTCCTGCGAATGACTGCTTGGTCCACCATCTAGCCATCTCTGATATATCTCTATGCATCATACCTCCACTCATCCTCATCAAAGTCATCATTCAACTCCTGCATATCTCTTACAAGGTTGGTATCCTGGATGCACCACATGATCTCTTCCTTGAGTTGGTCAAGTTCGGTATCAGTTAGGATGTAGTCAAGCTCCACCTCACCAATCACCTGAGTAGCTAACACGTTGCTAATATCAACCTCATAGCTTTCATCGGTTATGTTAGTTATTTTGAACTCACATTTACCATGCACATCATCATAGTCAAAATAAGCTACGTCAATTCCTATTGTTACTTGCATATCATTAAGATTAAAGTGTGATACATTGCTACCATGGTACCCACGACCACAGCAAAGCTTGCTACTACATTCAATAATTCTTTTTTCATCGGTTAGCGTTTAGAATGGTTAAAAAATCTTCGGTGTTATCTAGTGCTGTCTGAGTCATTTCCTCAGTAGCTTCAACAAGCAGCTGCTCTAGGAATAAAGCAAGTGCCTCTGCGTTGTTTTCGTGTGTCTTGATAAAGTCAAGGGCTCTTTCAAACTGTTTCATATATCATTTTTAAGTGTTAATACCTTACAAAGATATACAAAGTTTCATATATGCAAACAATTTTGCATAATTTTCCACAAATTTAGAATCATTCTAAATAAGGAATATCACATAATGTTGGTGAAAATCACTTAATAGAGCCTATAAGCTTAAATAATCTCCGCAAAAATACGTCTATAAACTCACGATATTTGTTTACGCGTGTAGAGATATTCCTGATACTTAGTGAATACCAGGTGATTAATTTTGTAGTGTTTTTTGCAGTCCTTGCATAGTATCCAATGGTGTACAGTTCCTGCAGCTGTGACTACTTTCTTATTGTACTTAACATTTATTCCTGCACATTCAGGGCACTCATACTTTTCTCCTCCGTATTGGATGGCATAATTATGGTTTACAATGGCATAGCTGTTGAGTTTATCAAATACTGCCTCAAGTACCTCAACATCCATCTTACAATAGGCCACCATCTTATCCAGTGCCTCCTGATCTTTGCGAAATACTATATCTTTCCACAGGTCAAGGCCTCCTGTCTCCATCTTAGCACCTACCTTAAGTAGCTTAGCTATATAGTCAAGCTTGTTGCTATTAAAATTGAAGTACTTTTTAGCCCATTTAAGAGTGTCTATGGTCTTAGGTGATGGCATAAACTGAATGCCATGGAATAAAGCTCTTGTGCGTATCCATTTGAGGTCAAATCTATCCCCATTGTGAGCTACAATTTCATCTGCTTGAGCTAGGACCTTGACAAACTTCTCAATCATTTGCTTATCACTCTGACTTTTGGACCATGTTAGGCTGTGAATTTCATCCTCACCCTCCCATTTGTAGCAGATGCAGATGATTGCACGCTCATGAATGATATCACCCGGGTTGATTGTTAGGTTGTATCCTGTCCTCCAGAACACACCGACATTGAAAGAGGTCTCAATGTCATAAAATAGACGTTTTCTCATAGCTTAAATAGCAGGGCAATCCTATCTAGGAGCCCCTTTTGTATTAGAAATCTTAGGAGTATCCCTAGAATAAACGCAACAATCACAGGCCACCATAGTATTTTGTACTTAACTACCTCTTTAGCTTGAGCAGTTTTATAGATAGTCTTACCTCGTATCCTTTCAACCCTTGTTTTATATCTATACTCAATCCTTGTTTGCCATCTAGTCTTAGGTACATACACGTTATTGAATTGTATCACCGTATCCTTAGTGGTGTAGAACTTTTCCCATACTATAGTGTCATTCTTAATAACAGGGAATGAGTCAACAGTAGATATCCGGATGGTGTCACTATCCTGGACTAACTGCAGTCCGTTCTTTAATGCTTTCTTGTAGTGCCATTGAGCTCGCTTAGGAGCTGAGCATGATAGCAGGATGAGTATAGGTATTAAATATCTCATAGGCTTTGTAACATCTTAATCATTCGGGGGCATGGGTAAATATCTGCCTTGTCCTTTCTCACACTGTTGTGCGTGTAGATCCCTGCAGTACCTTTGAATGCCTCTTTATCTATACTGAATATCTCTGACCGGTAAGTCTTAGGAATGTCATAGGTCTCACACAGGTACTCCACCAACTGCCGAGTGCTTTCAATCTGTTCATCTGTATATTTGTACCAATACTTATTTCCTTTGTATGGAGTTTCTAAGGTAGTTACCATGGATGGGTCCACCACTCCCTTAACATAGTTGTAGTACTTACCATCCTTTAGCTTCAACGGACCCCAATTGCATACCTCAATACCTACACTTAGCTTGTTTAGGTTTTGGTATTTGAGTCCATGAGCTGAGAAATCTTGGCTATCTATCCCCAGGTGATAAGCCCAATGCTTAGATGAAAAGCACTGTACTATTGTACCTCTTTCACCTATTACAAATGCAGTAGCAATCCTATCTGAGTTGCTATTCCACCAACGTGATACAGCTACAGCATTACCATTGCCTGCAGTGTGGTGTAGATAGATTTGTTTTTTTTCAGACTCCTCATGGAAGTACTGAGCATTAGATAGGCGTTCCTGTAATATCTTGCTTGTGTCTAATTTCATCCACCTCTTTTTTAATATCTTTAGCTCTAGCGAAAAGATTTTTCATTGACTGCCATAGGTCAAGCCCTTTTACTGCTTTGTAGTTTTCATTGATACTCATGACCTCGATTGATACCAGGATGAGTGCAAGTACCTTAGTGAGTAGTAACTCTACTGAGAAAAACTGCAGGATGATATGGTTAAGAATGAATTGGTCAATCATGTAGAACATGATAACAGTTACCTCATAGAGTAGCATCTTGCTAATGATTGCAGATAGGCCCCTGCTTGTGATTGGCACCTTGCGTTTAATGCTCTTCCATACCCCTGTGATAGTATCAAGTAAGATCACAAAGCCTACCAAAAACAATAGCCCTGAAATAGGCATTAAGAATGCACTAATAGTTGCCAATAGTTTTATCCAATTGGCTTTCATTGTGGCTAATAGTATGGTGAGCTGTGACTTCATTACAAGATTAGGATGCTGTTGTTGTACCCATTCTCAAGGAAGTTACCACACATACCTGTGCAGGTATCCTGCCATTGAGTAATACATGAGCAGTTTTGAAACATTGGTCTGAGGTCAGTATCCTGATTAGCTGTAGATATGAATATAGGGAACAGGTTACGGTTAGCTAATAACCATCTTATAAGACGTTGCTCAAAGAAACTAGCTTTTTGTGCATAGTGTTCCATACCAAATGCTACCTCACTGCGTGATACACTTGCTGAATAATCACCGTTTTGAGTCTGAAGTCCTTTGTTTTTTAGCTGATAAGTCAACCCAAATACAGCATCCTCAGCACTTCTCCATGCAATGACCGGCTGAATGAACTCAACTAGGTCAATCTCATCAGGTGTAAGCGTCTGATTGTTGTATGCAGTTAGCATGTGATTGTAGAACGTGGTGCCTAAGATAGGCTGAACTCTCAATGCTGCCTGAGTAGCTATGTATGGGGTTACATCAGTCACATCCACATTAGCTGTGATGGGTGTGTTAGTCTTAAGGTAGGTTTCAGTGATAAAATATAACATCAGATTGCAGGTGTTTGTGCTGCTGCAGTTGCAGCTGCTTGTGTAACATCTCCACCATCTACAGGAGGCAATGAAGCCAGTGCTCTAATCTCATTGATGGTCATGGTCTCAAGTACTTTGGTAGCTACCAATGGACTCAATGTGTTCAATGCATCATTAGTCTTAGAACTTTCACCCTCAAGTTCCACGATGGTCTCATTAATGATTTGAAAGTTATTAATGGTGAACTCAGCAGGTATGCGAGCAATGGTTAATATCTCCTGAAAGATAGTAACTACCTGAGCACGTAACTCCATGACCACGTTTTTCTCAAATATCACATAGGCCTGTTTGATATCTGACCCATTACCCAAGCTACCAGTGGTACGGATACCCATTAGTATAGGGTCAATGGTATGGCTAAAACAAATCTGCTCAGTGTTCAATGCAGATGCCTCATGGAATAGCTTATCATTGCCATTAGTTGGTAGGCTTTCAATCTTTGGAAGTTGGTCCGCTGAGTTAGCAAAGAATGCAACTGCCTTACCTGCATTGGCTGCACCTTTAAGACGGTCAATAGTTTCCTTGATCATGTGTTTTTCTTCCTCAGACTGTGGTCGTTTAGGGAACATCATAGCAAAGCTAGGAAACACACTATTTTGGATGTTACTTTTAGCAAAGTAAGATAGCTCACCACTTAAAAAAGCAAAGTTTAATGCAGAGCTGTATGTTGGTAGTGAGTAAAAGTCCTGACCAACTGACTTAACTTCGTAGGAATATAGCTGACATTCATCTTTACAAGTGATGTGATAAGGCTTAATCTCTTGCACATCTATGTTAGTACTCCAATCATCACATAAATAGTACATATCTCCAAACCTAGATATCCTTACTTTGTCAGGTGAGACATTCTCAATTCTAATTAGTTTCTTTTTTTCACCAAAATATAGCTTGAAGTACACACGATTGTGGATGATTAACTGCTTAGTCACAGCCTTAACAGTGTGTTTGAGGTTAGCTTTCTTTTCAAAGGTAAACATCTCAAGTTTTTCCTGAGGTGTGAGCTTGTCGGTTGTAAGGTTGAAGCCTCCACCAATAACAGCGTTGGTCTTGTAGTCTACAATAGCACCATGTAAAGGTGAGCTGTAGTACATTTGATTGAGCATTTGTGGATACAGGTTATCTGTTCCAAAACGCACCCACATGTTAGTAGAATATCTACCGTTTACATAGGGTAGTGTCAAGTTACCTCTTCCTACCGGTAGGAATGGGGTGCTGAATGATTGATAGCCCTCTACTACTTCAGGGCCTTTCTTATTGTTGTTAATAAATCTATCGTACCAAGCCATAGTTAATCGTATATTGATGTACCTGCAGGACCACTTACAACCATTCTCCCCTCCTCAATGACTACACCTGTAGTCTGTGCTATTGTAAGAGGTAGAACGAATGGTGTTGAGCTTTCATATACCTCATACGTGTACTGCCCTTTAATTAGTATGATATCCGTTGGCTCATCTAGAGTAAACAGGTTGTATCTTTCGGGCCATGCACTTGTATCAGCGGATGTGAAGAGCTGTGGTGTGCTAGTAGTATTCATTTCATTAGTGAATACAAATAAATAGTGTGGTGTAGTAACCGTAGTGACCTCTGAAAGAGTCAATACGAACTGATTAATAACACCTTGATCTAAGTAAATCACACCTATATTATTTTAGCTTTGTCAAATGTTCATAAAAAAAGCCCTACCATTACAGCAGGGCTTAAATATAGAGAGGTAGAATTGCTTATTGTACTCCGATTGCAGCTAATGCTCCAGCAGTCATATCAATGTTGTAAGCTAAGTAAGGGTTCTCAGCAACCAATGTTACTGTATATTTAGACCCATCCGCTCTAGCTGTACCTGAACCCTCACCTGTAGCAGATAGCTGCAAGTATGGGAAGTACCAATATAAGCCATTAGCATCTAAGATGATAGCTACTAAGAATTGCTGTCCTGTTCCTAGGATTTTAATTGCTCTAGACTTATCAGCATCTCTTCTGTGGAATACTAAATTGATAGTTTGAGTAACGAATGAGCTACCATTAACTAGGTCAATAGTGCTATCCTCTGTATAGTTGGATGTGTTTCGGCGTACCTCAAATGGTTGGAATGCATCTCCAGGTGAATTTAATGTAATACCTGTAATTTGCCAGGCACCTGTACCACTTACTGTAGATGGGTCAGTAGGAGTGATAAAATCTATTTCATCCTGTGTATTTATCCAAACACCATAGATACCACCAATGTTGTTATCGCATGGTTTTACGATAGTCTCTAATGATTGACATGTAGCCATTGTGTAAAAGTATTAAAGAGCCCCCTTGGTAGAGGGCTCATGGTTAATTATTATTATGATCCAAAAACGATATCACCTGGATTAACAAAGCTGAAACCAACTTTCATGTTAGCACGAGTACGGATAACCGGCTCAGCAACAGTATCAGCTAAGTTCACTGCACGTAGGTCAGATGGGTCTCCCTCACCATCAAAAGCAAAGATTAAATTGTCTTTCAAAGTGATAACAATTTTGTTGTTACTCATTCCTGGACAAAGAACAATTTTGATACCTAAGTAAGTTAACGCCAAATCTTGAGTGATATATGCGTTAGTGTTACCTGAAGCTACTCCTAATCGGTAGATATTTACTAATTGTGTTGGTAAATAGATACGCAAATCAGCAGTTCGGGAAGCGATAGCTGCAGGAACCAAAGCAAAAGCACCTTCAATATCAGCTAATAACTGTGCAAATG